TTTTACTCGTCTTATAATCGTTCAAGATGAAATTTAATTTCCCCTTCTCCATTACAAGATAATTATTTTCTTCTTTCTGTTTATTTGATAGTTTGTTATATTGAGTTTTCTTTAATAATATCATGTTAGAGAGGTCGTTTCTTAAAGGAATTCTTATCAAGATATTTAAGATAACATAAACCATAAGGAGATTCTCTTCTTTCTTGGAGATAGAAGATTTCTTTTTTAATTTAGGAATACTTAAATCATTAGATATATCCTTTATCATTTTATTTATCTCAGATAACTCTACGAAATTATTTTTCTGTTTATCGCTGATAACGCCAGAGGAATTATCATCAACATATTTTTTATTTAATTCATCTCTTATATCATTATATTCTTCAACGATTTTTTTATCTTTCTTCGCCATAAGATAAATTATGATAGAATTATAATAATTTCTCTGCGTTGTGAAATGTTTTTCAGATAATTTTTCTTTAACTTGATCTATATCTTTTAAAAAATTTAAATTATCTTCATTAAACGTTTTCATGAGTTTCATAAGGTTTCCTACATACATCTTAATAGTGCTTTCTTTAATATTCGGGCGAGCCTCCTTAATTAAATCGGTTAGTTTTTCTGCGTTCATTTATTATATAATTAGATTTTTATTTTAATTTTATATGATTAAAAATCGCGAAAATTAAATAAACCATATTGACATAAACAAGATTATAAAGATGTCATTATGGTTTATAATTAATTAAGAATAATATAAAAAAATATTGTTATTTCCATCTTGGTTTATGTGAAGAAAACATCAATCTGTCCGTTATTGATTACAGCGTTCCGCGATACTTCCAGATAACAATACTGAGTATAAGTTCCCGTCGCTAAACCTTGTCCCGTTCCCGCTGTGTTCAGAGCGTTCATAGTGAGATCTATTCCCTTCGTACCTACACGCTCGCCTCTGTTTAATCTCCATCCTTGCCAGAATAACTGACCACCGAAACCTCCCGTCTGTCCTCTTCCTTCATATAATAAATGTTCTACGCCGTTATCTGCGAGAGCGGTTCCGCCACCAGAATAAACTTCTCTGGGGACATACATTTGTTTTTGTTCTGCGTCTCTTAATTGGTGAAACTGCCGAGCCGAGTTAGAGACTATCTGGGGATATAAAAATCTTTCATTATAAAATAAATTCGTTTCTAATTTCCCTACTGCTTCCCCAGTCTTTTCCATAGCTCTTGCTTGATAAATATTCATGATACCTTTATCTGGTTCAGTTTCATTAGGGACATATCCCGCGAATGCTCTTAATACAATTCTACCAGCTCCCCCGACTTGTCTTACGTTGCTCTTGGAGTTATCCGTGTTATCGGCTGCCGAGGTGATAGTCTGGCGAGATAAGACGAAATCATTATAAGCGAATGAAGAATTATTATAAGTTTTCATCATATCATCCATGCGACCCGGATAAAAAATGTGGTCTGAAATTAATTCCAGAGTATTCTGGTCTATGAGGAATTCCTTACCGCTTTCACCATCTCCCGCTTTATCAAGAGATACACGACGCTGTGTAGTTGGAGAAAAATATAATTCTATCTGGACGCGGTCGCTACCCATAGCGAATAAAGGAAGATGATTTCCCGCCCCGAGGAAAGGGAATAATTCATATAACGGAATAGAGTAAGATGGTGATAAATCCTTTCTATCTGCGTCTGGTGCGATTACTTGGAAATTATGATGAGTAAGACCGGGTCTCTGGGCTCCCGCCTTCGCCCATCCGCCTCCGGGGTCTCTTGTATATTCCTTACCATTCTGGATGCCGTAATATTTCGCGTCTGTCTTATGTGCTTGTTCTGCTGATGTGTTATCATAAATCATCCCGAAGTCCATACATCTACCATCGCTAAACTGATGACGCTGGGTCTGTGTATCAGAAGGGAGAGATAGAGACTTTAATGATTGAAAGTTATTAAATTCTTCCATGTCTGAAAGGATGCGACCAGAAGAAGTCCTTAAAACTGCTCTCTGGATCAAGGATGAAACACCGATATTAGGAGGGAAATAACCTCGCGTAATACCAGCGGGAGGAATAACGCTAAGAGCGATAGTGCTACCAGCGGAGAGAAAACCCTTCGGTTCTAACTCAAATCTGGCGAATGTATTATTAGATGAGAAAACGACTGGGCGTAATACGTCGCTCTCTATCTCTTGGTTGCTATCTACGGGGAGACTTTCTAACTGAATTAAACTCGGCTGTGCGGATGTATCTGGTTTATCTGACATATTTATAAATATACATCATATAAAAAAATTAAGATAAAAAAATAAAAAAAGAGGAATTATTACTGGATTACTTGTATCCCGTTCTGATTAAATGCTACGTTCATCTCACTATTCACGAAGATAAAAACCGAGTGCGGATGGTCAGTAGTTAAATTACTATCAATCGTTAGTCCCCAGTTCTGTGTGGTGAAGTCAGCTCCCGCTCCCCCTAATTTATCATAAGTAATACCTAATCCCCATACTTGTCCGCCGTCTGGGACTGCTGTGGAGATAGTGATGTCATCATCGGTCGGGTCTGAGGATATGTCGCGATTAGTATTAATAGGACTTACGGACATCCTCATGTTTTTATTCATAGGACTTACGGCGGAAACATAATCGCTAATTACTACTGGATCAACAGATAACTGGTCTTTATTTCCTCTCGTATTATTATTCATCTCAAAATGTTTAGGATATAATGCTCCTCCTTTCGTCCAGACGACCTTGGAAATATTAGCGACGCTCCCGTCCTTATTCGTAGGATATAATGTCTGATATGAATCAAATTTTCTATTATTTAAAAACTGAGAAGGAATAAATGAAGAAAATACACTTCTAACCTTACTTAAACCGAGATTAAAAGATATGTTCGCTTGCTGTGAGTTGATAGTATCATAGTACGATGTGATAGATTGATAACTAAATACACCACTATTACCCATCTGGGACATTTCCGCTGGTGAGTAATCCGTCACTTCTACGACTAATTTTAAATCACTAAATTCATACCATGCGTCTGATAATCCAGTAGTATCACCAGCGACACCATAAATCATCTGGCTATCACTTGCTAATGCGAGGGAAATTTCCAGACCCCCGAGCTGTGTATCTGAAAGGGGGATATCAGAAGTTCCATTAAATAAACCACACGGGAGAGGAAGAGAAAAATCATTTTCTACACCAGAATAAGTGACGCTATCATTAAACGCTTCGGCGTTAGATAAAGTTAGTAATGTCGTATTCATGTGAGTGTTCATATCGTCTAAACTCGCCCCTAACGGAATGAAATTATTTAAAAAATGTGCGTAGTGTCTTATGTTCTCTATCGTCTGTTGATGTTTAATACTTCTCGTAGTAAGTGATTCAAACGCTCCATAAACGCCGAGACGTTCATTAACCGCCATAGGAGCTGACCCTTTCGCGGGGTTCGCCGCGTCGTCTTTATAAAATCTTATCTTACCACATACACGGACAGAAGCGGGGCGGAGAGTAGCGTTCATAGCGGGGACTTGGAAAATTAAATTCGCTATACCCTTGCGGAAACTCATTTTACCATCTGAGGGAGAATTATTCACGGAAATCTCTAAATATCTTGATGACATGTTTATAATGAAATATATTTAAAAAATTTATTTAAGATAACTTAAAAAAGAATAAACCATATTGACAATAACAATATTATAATAGGGTCATTATGGTTTATAAAAATAATCTCTATAAATAAATAAAAAATTGTTATTGGCGAAAAGGTTTATTAAGATAAAATTATTTTCTATTTAAGTAATATAAAAAATGGCTGGATTTCACACGAAAACATTTTTAAGACACGATGACTATATGACACCTAAACACGCTTGGGAAGATATACAAGAATATATACCGAAAGATAAAATTATATGGGAAGCGTTTTACGGAGATGGAAGTTCTGGAAAATATCTGGAAGAATTAGGATATAATGTGATTCATGATAAAGATGATTTCTTTTTAAGTAATAAAGGCGAGGTTTTAGTTAGTAATCCACCTTTCACATTATGTAAGACCATATTACCACGATTAAAAGAATTAGAAAAACCTTTTATCTTGATAATGCCGTGTTCTAAATTAACTACTTCTTATATAAGAGAGACTTTCATGAATTCAGAGGATAAATTACAGATTATAATACCTCGTAAGAGGATCCACTTTATTAAAAAAATTGGGGGAGCTGATGGAGAAGTTCCCGAGGGGTGGAAAAATGCTTGTAATTTTGATTGCTTCTATTATTGTTATAAAATGAATTTACCCCGAGATATTTTATGGTTAGAGAAAAAAGTATAAAAAAAAACCTATTTTTTAGTAATTTTTTTTATCGTGTAATTGTAAGATAAACGATTTTGCACTTTTTTTAGGTTTTATCGTAGGAAATATTTTTTATGAGGGGTATATGAGTAATTTATTCTTCATTTTCTAATTCAGCGATAATCTCATCTTTAATTTCATGATATA